TAGATTACGAACTAGTTCGAGCATTGAAATGCACCGAAATTATGAAGGCTGGTTTTACATTTCGACCTGGTAGTCGTGTAGAAGTGTTGTGCCACGATATAGTTCCTATTGTTGCCCTTAAAAATGATTGAAGCAGTAGTATCTGCTACCGTAGCTGCATTAGCAGCGGGCGCAGCACTTACAAACAGACTACACAACAGAATAACAGAATTAGATCGACGTGTCGATGCTTTTGAACTTCGTGTTGCAACCAATTATGTTCCACAAGAACAATTTAGTGAAACAATGCGTAAAATGGAAGATCACATGATTCGTATTGAAAACAAGCTTGACCAAATGATTCTTAAGAGTAATCAGTAATGAAAAAGAAAAATAAACAAGTTGCTCAGGCAGGTCCTGGTTACAGACCACGTCCCGGTAGTGATTCTGGTGGTAATCAGGAACGTATGGGTACTAACAAAAAATGGGATCCTCATATGCAAATGTGGGTACCAATTGTACCAATTAAACGTGCTAAGCGTGCTAAACTTAAAATAAACAAAGCATGAAAAAGAAAGCAACCGAAAACCAGTTTAACGAGTTGCATAATCTAGTTACAAGGGAGTTCCTTGCCCGTATTAAATCGGGTGAGGCAACTACCCAAGACTTGAAAGCTGCTTGTGACTGGCTAAAAACTAATGACATCAGTGGTGTTGCATATGAAGGCAACCCACTTTCTAAACTTGCTAATGTTATGCCGCAAGTTGACCCTGAACTTGTGCAAAGTAGGCTTTATGGCAAAAAGTAGAACAGCTCAGTATTATGCGGAAAACCCGGATGCTGCTAAACGTCGCCGTAAACAGCAGGGTGATTATAATAAAACTGCTAAAGGTCTTAAAATTCGAGTCAAAGCTAACAAATTAAACCGTAAACTTGGTACTTACGGTAACGGTGATAATAAAGATGCGTCACATACAGGTTCAAATAAAGGTAAGTTAGAAAAACCTTCAACAAACCGTAGACGACCTCGTATGAAAATTAAATACGCATAATGACGCCACTATTTCCTACTCCTGATCACTATTTACAAAACCTAATAACCATGACATCACCTGAAGCTAAACGTCTTTGGAGACGTGCAATAAAGGAACATTTTGGATGCACATGTGTTTATTGTGGAGAAACTTATGAATTACACGAACTTACTTTGGATCACGTTTATCCTCGCACCTTTGGCGGGGAAGATATTACAAGCAATTTGGTACCAGCCTGCGTTAAGTGTAATCAGGATAAAGGAAGTAGAAATTGGCTTACATGGATGAGGGACAAATTTGGAGTCAATCGACTTCGCGAAAATCTTATTATGGAGTACATTAATTAATCATGGCTAATTCTAAAAAACAAAACGGAAAGGGAGCAAAAGGAACCACGCTGGGACGAAGTGGAAGGGGAGCAAAAGGAACCACACAGGGACGAAGTAGAAGTGGAAGTGGAAAGGGAGCAACTGCTGCTGACATTGAACGTAGTAAGCGCGAGTTTGAAGAGTCTGGTGGATACACTGGTGTAGGACGACGAAGAACGACTGCAACTGCTGCTGACATTGCACGTAGTAAGCGCGAGTTTGAAGAGTCTGGTGGATACACTGGTGTAGGACGCCGTACTAGAACGTCTTCTACAAGTTCTACAAGTTCTACACGCACCTCTAGCTCGGCTTCAACCCGTTCTACACCTACTACACCTACTAAAAAACCCACTCCTAAGCCCAAAGGTACTCCAATGGAACAGTGGGCGCGTGCTAATCCTAAACTGGCTGCTAAAGTAAAGCCAGGGCAATCCGGTTATGCCGCTGCTCAAAAAGTGTTGCGGGAATTGAAAGCTGAAAAAATAAAAATTAACAAAGGTACAACTGCTTGAAGTAATTTATGACTGTCGCAGAATGGATTGAAGCCGCCAATAAACTGTTAAAAGCTAACCCTAATTTAACTTATAAACAATCTGAACAACAGCTAGCTGCCGATGGTCATAAAAGACCTCCTGGTATTACTCAAAAAGGTGGCTCTAAAGGCTTGCGTTGGGGTTTAAAATCAAAACGCACTCCTAGACAAAATGCTGGTCGAAAAACTCAAGAACAAACATCTACGCCATTAGCTGATTACGAAAACAAACTTTTAGCAAAACAAAGGGCAGAATTACAAGGAATTGCTGAGTTTGCTGGAATGCCTACTCCACACAGAGAACATCCATATAGCCAAGATATCTCTGGTTTGCTTCAAACAGGCGCACCTAGCGATTTTATAAAAAATGTACCTTCTGATCTTGCTGCTGTTAAAACAGCTTTAGAACAAAGAATTAGAACTAGATATAACAATCGCTATGCTGTTGGAGTAGGTGTTAACGGTTTACGTGTTATTCCTGTAGAATTTTTTGATGAGTTAGTTAATCCAGACGATTTACCTGGTATTGACATTGATGAAACAGTTCCTATTGATGATCAAATAAATGTTTTAAAAAGCATTTACACACCTGAACCACCTAGGCAATTAGGAGGATTTCAAACACACACACCTAGTATAACAACTACAGCTGGTACTGTTAAATATAAACCTAAACAAGTACTATCTTTTCCTAAACAAAACCAACTTCCCCAAACATTACCACCAGAACCTAAACAAGATTTAACCCAACAAGTTTACGAAACCTATAAAGTTGCAAATACTGCTGTTACCACTGCTAAAGTTCTTAGAACTGGTTTTGCAATTGGAACAAGTCTTTTACAAGGCATTGGAGGTACAATTAAATTTGTGACTGGTGGTGGCTTTTAATTTATGAACACCCTAGAACTACTTAAAGATGATTTCAAGCTGTTCCTGCAGGCTCTGTGGGCGCAGCTTGATCTGCCTGAACCTACACGTGCTCAATATGCTATCGCAGACTATCTTCAATATGGACCTAAACGTCTTCAAATACAAGCTTTCCGTGGTGTTGGAAAATCCTGGATCACTGGAGCATTCGTTTTGTGGACGCTTTTCAATAACGCTGAAAAAAAGATAATGATCATATCGGCATCAAAAGAACGTGCCGACAACATGTCTATTTTTCTTCAAAAACTTATTATTGAAACACCGTGGCTAGTGCATCTTCGTCCTAAGTCTGATGATGCACGTTGGTCACGTATTTCTTTTGACGTTCAGTGTAGTCCTCACCAGGCACCTTCAGTTAAGTCAGTTGGAATCACGGGTCAGCTTACGGGTAGCCGGGCTGACCTTATGATCCTTGACGATATTGAAGTTCCTGGTAACAGTATGACAGAATTTATGAGGGAAAAGTTGCTTCAACTCTGTACAGAAGCTGAATCAATTCTTACTCCTAAAGATGACAGTCGTATTATGTACCTTGGTACACCACAAACAGTTTTTACTGTGTACCGTAAACTGGCTGAACGAAATTATCGTCCCTTTATTTGGCCAGCTCGTTACCCACGGTCAATGTCTAACTATGAAGGTTTGATAGCACCTCAACTTCAAGAAGACATTGATATGGGTGCTGATAAATGGGACGTAACTGACCCTGACAGATTTGATAACGATGACTTACTTGAACGTGAAGCAGCTATGGGACGAAGCAACTTTATGCTTCAGTTCATGCTTGACACCAGCCTTAGTGACGCTGAAAAATTCCCACTTAAAATGGCTGACCTTATCGTTACCGCTGTTAACCCTTCAACTGCTCCTGATTCCGTCATCTGGTGCTCAGACCCAAGAAACGTCATTAAAGACGCTCCCACTGTTGGCTTACCTGGAGATTATTTCTACAGTCCAATGCAGTTACAAGGAGAGTGGCTTCCCTACCAAGAAACAATCTGCAGTGTTGACCCGTCGGGTCGTGGCTCGGATGAAACAGCAGCAGCTTTTATTAGCCAACGAAACGGTTTCTTGTACTTGCACGAAATGCGTGCTTATAGAGACGGATACTCAGACAACACACTCTTGGATATTTTAAGAGGATGTAAAAAATATAACGTTACTAAATTAGTTATTGAAACTAACTTTGGTGATGGTATTGTTGCAGAATTATTTAAAAAACATTTAGCTCAAACAAAACAAGGTATAGACGTTGAAGAAGTCAGAGCAACTGTACGGAAAGAACAAAGGATCATTGACGCTCTTGAACCCATTCTTAATCAGCATAGGCTTGTTGTGGATCGCGGTGTTATTGATTGGGATTACACCTCCAACAGAGATGAAGCTCCTGAAAAACGACTCCTCTACATGCTATTCTATCAAATGAGTCGTATGTGCCGTGAAAAAGGTGCTGTACGACATGACGACAGAATTGATGCCCTTGCTCAAGGTGTCCAATACTTTACAGATGCTATGGGTATTTCTGCCCAAGAAGCAGTAAACCAACGTAAACGTGAAGAATGGAATGATCTGCTATTGTCAACAATTGATGACCCTCAAAGTAGTGCTAATCACCTTGTCTTAGGAATGAATTTAGACCAAAGAAGAGCTGCTAGAGGTAAATCTAAAAACTCAGTCCCCAACTGGGTTTAAGTTGATGTCCCATGTATACAGGGAGAAGGGTGGACTCCCTGTGATCGGGGAAGGTAAAACTTCCCCCTTTACTGTAATAACAATGAGAGTTATAGCAGTAAAGTACAGAACCTCCACCGACAAACATTTTATTGATTTCTTTGATTACTGGACATTATTTTTAATATAATAACTGGACATCAGTAATCAATTCTACCACCACCACCTTTACATGAATAACGTTAAGTTAATACACTACACACCTAATGGTGATGATCTCATTGCTTATATGGCACGTGTATCAAATCCAAACAATCAAAACAACACTGAGACCAGTGCTAAGTTAATTAAATACCTTATCAAACATCGACATTGGTCACCGTTTGAAATGGTAAATATGTGTGTAGAAATTAACACTACACGGTCAGTTGCTGCTCAAATCCTGCGACACCGCTCGTTTAGTTTCCAAGAGTTTAGTCAACGTTATGCTCAAGTAACAGAATTACCACAAACTCCTGACTTACGTAAACAAGATCTTAAAAATCGTCAAAATAGTACAGATGATCTAAACCCAACTGATAAACAATATTATCAAGTGTTAATGCAACAACACTTTGAACAAAGTATGCGTATCTATAATGACATGCTTCAAGCAGGCGTCGCTAAAGAATGCGCTAGAGAGGTTTTACCGCTTTGTACTCCTACTCGTATGTATATGAACGGGTCTTTACGTAGTTGGATCCATTATACTGACTTAAGGTGCGATAACGGGACTCAACTTGAACATAAACTGATCGCTCAACAGTGTAAACAGCTTATTGCTGAGGCTTTCCCGATGGTTTATAGCTGTCTATAAATTTTGGTAAAAATTTGTCTACCCATAACGCAATAGCGTGGACGCGCACAAACCCCCGTGGGGGTGCCTGCCCGTAGAACCCAGCAAAAAGCGGCTAAACCCAGTGATACCAAGCGGTTTAGCCCAGTATTTCTCTGCACTTTGCTGGGTTACACTGCGCAAACCGACTACCGCGTGCAGGTCACACGCCTGCATTACACATGCGCGATCTGTCTGCGACAGTTAAGCCCAGCTTATGCCACCGATAAGAACGGCTAATGACAGCTAAGATCCGTTGGTATGACTGGGATCTGCCCATGAGTTGTGACAGTTTGCTCGACTGTCCACCGTCAAACGGGTAGCTGGTGGTCTAGTATCTAACCGAGATGACTGATTTGAAGGTCTTGATCTCGACTCTCCCTGCTAAGGGGGAGGAGAGTCTCGATCTTCAACCATCAGTCACTCCCACCGAACCTCGACAACTGCATAAGCACAGCGTCAGCCGATCAACGGCTAGGTGACGACAACCGGCATGGGTATCTGACCGGGAGCTGTGGTAGACTCACTTAGCAGCGGAGCCACACGCTTTGTTTGATCATGGCACGGAGCGTTTCGCTACGCTCAACCACCTACACGATGCACCGGCGTCCTGCCTGTTCGAGTCAGGCTGTAAGGTATTGCGTCATCAAGGACGCATTGTTCACTTTCATTCATCCAATTATGTTCAATCTTTCCTCTCTTGTCTTCCGTACCTCTGACGCAGTCGAGTGTATGACTGTTAATCCATTCACTGGTGTGGTTGATGTATGCTTCCGCAATGGTTATGCTTACACATACACCAATGTATCACGTCGTGCTATCATGAACCTCATGATGAATGATAACATGTCGCTTGGTTTCTGGATCAATGAGAATTGTGTCAAGTCCAAGCGTGCAAAGGTTGCACACAAGTATGTGTACGCTGTCTGATTTACATTAATTTACATTCATAATGGGCGGCGATTGTCGCCCTTATGTAACTTTTCTGCCATACTAAAAGCATGAACAAACAAACCTACTCTCTCGAATATTTTAACGAAACTGCCTGCGAATGGCGCGGTTGTGGTGTCAACAACCAAACACGCCAATGGGTAGAAAATCGTCTGCATGATTTGCGTCGTTCATGCAACAACAGTGTGACATTCCGCATAGTGTCCACTACCGCTTGACTTT